GGTTAATAAGCTGGTCTATATAATTACTAACCCAAGGTAAGTTTTTATTATTTTTTCTTAATTGAGTATTACCCTCTACGTTTTGCAAAGCGCCACTGTTGCCATTCTCTGAGTTTGCTAAATCTAGATTTAAAGCATCTCGATATTCCCCCTGAGGAACAAGTCTTTCATCAAGGTCTTTGTTCATTTTACCCGCGTTAAACAGGTGAGTAAATTCTGGCATATATTAGTGTTTTATTTGCTTAGACTTATTACGCATAACCTGTGCAATCTCTTCTATTTTTATATTTGATAGTCTTAATTTTGCGTTTCTTTTTGCGGCTGCTTTTTCTTTTTTGAATCTAGCTACCATATATTCAGGCACATTGGTTCTTGTTGAAAGAAGAGAATGAGCTATATGCTTATACATAGCCTCTTCCGCAAACTTATGTAGTGTTATGTCTTCGTCTTTGCCGCTAACACCGTCAGAAACGTATTTTAAAGTGATTATTTTATTAGATAAGCTAGAATCAAAATATATAATTCCAACAGACTGATCTATGTAAAAAACACCATTAGACTGTGCACTTGAAGGGGTTAACCCATACCTGCGGCCATAACTAGCATTTATGCCTTCTATGCCATTGCCTTTTGACCCGTTGTCAAATCTTTTTTTAGTTTCCGATTCCTCAGCGGTAAGCAACTCCCTATTTTGCTCGTCAAACAAATATTGAAACCTATGATCCTGTAATATCGGCGTAGGGTTAGAAGTGTTGATAGCGGGGTATATAACATGCTCAAGCCCCGCAGAATCGGTCCATGTAAGTTTTACATAGTTAACGTAGTCTTGAGGTAATATCATTCCTAAGGAAGGCCCTAATTCAATCTCTTGTGATTTAACTGAAGGTAATATATCAAAGCTGAATTCTTGAATCCCACGCATTGCATGGAATATAACATCCGTTCTTTTTACTCTTGGTATTATTTTATCTTCACCAACATAAGATATCATAAAATTATTTATTATATCCTTTATAGTTATAAACTGGTAACCACCGTAATTTTCATCCCAGCTATTCCATTGCCCATCTGGACCTAAGTAATACTGTTCATTATTTTCTGTTATTAACCCCATTTATTACGATTTTTGTTGTTGAATAGTTTCTTGTTCTTCCTTATCAAATACTTGATATAAGCTTAAATCTTTTATAAGTATTCCGCATAGTTCTAGTATTTTTATAACTAGCTCTGTTTCTTCTGATGGGTGTAACTCAAAATTAGTTGTTGTAGCCGCATTGTAAAGAGGCTCATCAAAAACTATTTGGTAACCCCATGCTACAGGAGTAGGTTGTTTTATATAAGTAACCCGTACATCTGTTTTTATTTCTAAGTCTCCATATACTTTTATTCCCCTGTCATCTGAAACATATACAGGACGTATATTTTTCGGTTTTGTCAAAGGTGATGAATTTATATATAAAAATTCATTTGGATTAATACGCTCAGCTATAACATCCTCATTGGTTGTAACTGGAGTATTTGGCCCTAGTGTTGGGCTTAATATGTTTTTTGTTGTAGAGTTGGTGTATATAACCGTGCCTAACCTATAAAGATTACTAGGTAAGCTGAATGTACCGTTGCTACTATTTAGATATACTAAGTTAGCTTGGGTTTCAAATAATGATATTTTCTCGTTGAGTGTTTTTAGCATGTCTGAAAACTCCGTTGAGTTCCCTGGTATTCTGCCAAATTGATTAATATCATAAAAGTATTGCTCAAACAAATCCATTTGTGCTTGGTTTGCGAACAAATTAAATTCTTGAGGCGTAACATACCCTCGTTGTTCTTTATTGAGTATTCCTAGTACTCTTTGATAAACAGTGTTTATGCTTACAGCCATGTGATATTTTTTTAATTTATAATAGTTAAGCCACCTTTAAAGCAGCTTAACTACCATAAAGTAACTTACTATAGTTTATTTACTATAACTTTGTAAACTTCCATACCTTCATCTGTTTTGAAATATGCAGCTAATGCTGAATAAGGATGCTCGTCAAAAGGAACGGTCATTAATTTTCTATTTGTTTCCCCGTAGCTAAATGTCCTTTGATCAGGGGATAGAGTTATTATTTTAGCCTCTACTGCTTTGGCTCCAACGTTTCTTAAATGCACATTGTCATCTGTAGCTAAATTTATAAACAAAGCCGGATTTCTTTTAGCGAAGATCATAAGATCTCTTTTAAGTTCGCTTGAAGAAAGTGTTGTAACTTTACTGCCTAGCTCTACTCTTAATATAGCTTCAGCGTCATCCGTGCTCATTTCTTTAGCAGCTGTAAGTGCTTCTAACTCTAATTCAATCCAATTTATCTCGTTCTCTGAGATGGCTACAGGATCATGTTCGTGATACTTAACGCCTTTATTAGGATGGTATATAGAAAGAAATTTTTGCAATATAACATTTTCTTTAGGAACGGTTAAAGTACCGTCTCTAAAAACTATTCTACCAAGTGTTACGTTTCCTTTTTGCTCATCTGCGAATGGAGACTTCTGATTGGTAGCATACCTTAGCTCTCTTTGATAGCCAGCTTCTTTGTCAAAATAAAGTAATGGTTTTCTTCCTGAGTGCTTAGATTGCATAGAGTAAACTATAGGGTGTCGATCACCGTCTAAAACATAAACTCTATCTTTAAATTCAAATACAGGAGCCTTTGGAGCTTCTATAATTTGTTTTTCTATTGCTTCTTTCTTTGTAATAACTTGAGGTGCAACCTCAATAGGTGCTTCTGCTTCTTTAGCTTTTTTAGCCATGATATAATATAATTAAATAGTTTGTAAAAGGTAATAATTACCCCTGTAAATACAACAGGGGTAACAATTACATTAATGTAGTATTACTTTTTCAACAATACAAAGTTGTTAGCAGCTTGTACACATAAACATCTTTCTGATAAGAAATGAACGTTCATTGCATCTTCGTCGCTTGTGTAGTTTCCACCTACAGATCCAGTGATCCAAGATTTCATCTTTCTATCGTCTGCTTCAGAAGCTCTGTAACGTACGTGTAAGAAAGGTCTTGAAATATTCTGTCCTAGCATTTGGTCGTAAACTGTTGAAGTTCCTGCTGGAACAATAACACCTTCGATATCTCCAACTAAACCACGAGTTGTAGCGTCGTTTAAATATTTCCAGTCAGTCTTATAGAAATCATAAGATCCTCTACGGAATCCGCTGAATCCTAAGTTCAACGCCATATCTTCTGAATTTTCGAATACACCATAAGATGTTCCTCCTACTCCATAAGTATTTTGTTGAGCTAACATATTGTCAATACTTAAAGCGGTATTTCTATCTAAGAACATCATGTTCTCTTCAATAGCTCCTTGCTTATCTAGCTCGTTTAAGATAACATCAAACTCAGCTAAACCTGGGCTTGGCGCACCACCGGTACCAGGGTCTCCAAAATTAGCTCCTTCATAAACTAAACCTCTTTCTTCAATAGCAGAGAAAAGTCCATCAGAACCAGTAATAACATTTCCACCACCAAAGTCATTAACTGGGTCAGTGTTGATTACGTTATTTGCTTTTTCAGCTTCAATCATAGCCATTTCTAATTGGTCTTCGAAACGGATACGAGCTTCGTGCTCTGATTTCAAGTACCATAGGTATCCTGATGTTCCAATTTCAGTAGTCACTTCTACCCACCCAATTTGAGCTGTATCAGAACCGTTTACATTGTACTTATCTCTAAGGATAATTGGCTTATTATTGAATTGCTCAAAAGCAGCGTCAATAGAAGTTCCTGCATTAGAGGATCCTTTTCCATATTCAGAACCGTATACAAATACTTTTCCTTTTCCTGCAGGTACTGGAGTTAAAGCCCCTTTGTAACCTGCTACTGTTAATGTTGCTATACCGTTTACAGCTGTAACTACAGATTTTACATAAGCTTTTTCAACTTTAGTTCCTGCCTCGTTAGCAACTACGATAGTAGCCCCTGCTCCGATTAGGTTTTTTGAAGCACCTGCTGCTCCTGCTGGTATAATTACAGATGTAGCTGTAACTTCAACATCATCGTAAGCAACGTGTAAACGTCCTTGCTCAGACCATACTACTGTATCAGAAGCCATAGGCATTTCTGCTCCTACCATTCTTAAGAATCCAGAGATAGTACGATTACCGTATCTCTCTACTTCTTTTTCATACACTTCTGGTAAGAATTGTTGTGTAAATTTCATATCATCTAATGATAAATAGTTATCATTAAATAAAGTTTGTGTTGGGCGTGGCGTTAAGTGAGCTAATGCTCCTGCGCTACCCGTAAATCCTCCTGCCATTTTATTATTTTTTTAATGGTTATTATTTTCGTTTTCTAATTTTAAACGAAGAAGCAGTTTTTCCGCCTGGGACTGATCTAACCTTCCAACCGTTAGGAGCATCGACTTCTTGATGAGCCCCTCTAGGGTTCATATCGATGTTCTTAGCTTTTGATATGGAATCTTTCATTGCATCAGCTTTGCCTTGCTCATAAAAGTGATTAGCAATCTTGTCAGCGTTCATAGCCGTAAATAGAGACTTATGGTAACCACCAGCATCAGACATTTCATTTTTATCGTTCAAGAACTTCTTGACAAAATTATTAATGTCGCTTTGATTACTCTTAACAGATTCTACATCATTAACGTTGTACCTAAATTTTTTATCTCCAACAGTGAAATCAAAACCTTTGAAATCTTTTGAAAATAATTTTTGAGTCTTTGTTCTAAATGCAGACACCTGTGTCTCAGCTAATTTGCTAGCTTCCTCATTTTCTTTTGTATATCGGTTAAAGAATTCAACCGCTTTCTTTTGTTCAGGGTTCAATCTAGACCCTGCTTTAATTTCTTCGTAATACTTAGTCTTTAATCCGTCTAAGTAATTTTTAGCTTTAGCTAGTTCCTCTTTATGAGCAATTTGCTTTTTTCTTACCTCTCTCTCCTCGTCTAACTCTTGATCATACGCGAAAGTGTCTTCCATTAAGAAGCTTATCTCTTCGGAGTTCAAGTGAGGTTTTGTTGTTTCGTAATACTCTTTAAGGAGCTGCGTTTCACTTAAAGACGTGTAGTCTGTGTTAAGTTTAACATAATCTGACAAGCTGCCGCCTGTTTCATTCATGAATTCAACAACCTTTTGTATATTTTCAGGTAATTCAATTCCCGCATCAACCTCTATTAAAGCCTGCTCTACTTGCTCCTCAAGCTCTTCCGCTTGCTCTTGCACCTCTTCATCTGTTATTTCTTGAATAATAGGTTGCTCGATTGCCTCTGTAACTTCTTTAACCTCTTCGCTAACCTGTTCAACAGGAGCTTCCTCGTTTACTGGTTCTTGTTCAGCTGGAGTTTCTTCAGTAGGTTTATTTAGCTCGGCTAAGTTTACTTTAATTACGCCGTCATCAACGGTCATTGGTCCAACAGGACTCTGTTCCACCACTTCTTCAGTGGCGGTTTGGTTTTCTAGTTCTTCTGACATGATAAAATATTATATAATTATTACTATTATTATTACTTAGGATCAAAATTACCTAAGCCGAAATCCCCGCTAAGTATGTCGTTTCCTGCGGATTCAAAGTTTTTAGGAGGTAAATCGTTTTTTCTTTGGTTTATTAATTCACTTTGTTGTGAAGCCTGTATCTTTGTTCGATCATCTTTTCTGTCTTCTTTTTCTTTTATTTCGGACTTTTTACCAGATACTTCTAAGCCTTTAAGCTGCATGTTCATTTGAAACTCTAACTGCATAAGCTCTTTTTTCAAAGCTGCTTCTTGCATTAATTTTTGAGTATCTATTTGGGCTTTAGCTTGCTCTAAGCTTATTTTTTGTTGCATAAGCGCCTCACCTTTCTGTACTTCAGCTTGAGCAGCTACCTGCTGGGCTTGAGCATTTGCTTGGGCTTGTGCTTGAATATTTTCTTGTTGGATCTTTTGATCTTTCTTTTGCTTTTGATCTCTCCTTATTTTTAGCAATTGATTAGCTAACTTAAGATTCTTTATCTCTCTAAGATCTATAGCGTCTGATAAATCAATCATACCCGCCTGAACAGCTACTTGTATATTGTTTTCTAACATTGCTTTTTCCTCTTCGTCAGGCGAAAGTTGTATAAATATACCAAAATCATATAAATATAGATCTGCCATTTCTTGCAATACAGCTACATTTTGATTACCTATCTTATGTATAAACGCTTGTCTTGTAGGTGAGTATTCTATAATATCAGATATCCTTAGCGATAACCCCTCGCATAAATCTGCAGTTATAAATAAGCTTCCGTTTAATATATGCCTTGTTGCGGTGTTTGAGTTAGCCGCCGCCATCTTCTGTACGCCTACCAATGCTCTTGCGTCTGGAGTACTGCCATCTCTTGCTTCATTAAGCCCCGTTACATCTCTTATCATTTGTAAATAATAATTGTATGTAGTTATTAAGCTTTGTAGTTTTGCTCCGCCTGACCCTGATTGTATTTCCTGAATAGGAACTTTACCTGGGTTCATATCGCCTTCTTGAGTGAAGCTTCTGCCAATTACCGATCCAGTTTGAAAAAACATATTTAATGCTTCTTGCGGATTGTAATTTGTACCGTTACCTAAATCAATCTCAGCTAAACCATCTGCGTCTAAATAAACTCCATCTGGAACCATTCTAGACATGACTTGTTGTAATTTCAAGTGGGTAAGCTGAATCATGTCCGCAAATCCTGTTATTCTTGAAACTAAACTTTCAATACGCCCTTTGTACATTCTAGGAGCAACAATACTGTAATTCATTTTTACTTTAGTATAATCACTTTTGGGTCTTATCATGTTAGTAGCTAACTCCCATTTAAGAACCCTACCTCCTAAAATTTTAACCCCTTCGTATAAAACCTCTAAAGACTGAGATATCTTTTCAATCTTATGATCCTGCATTATCTGTTCAGGTGGATTAAACTGATCGTCTTTAGGTATTATTTTAGATGCCCCTGTTGCCAGTTCTTTTACTTTGTACACTTCATTTGTGTAAGTCTTGTAGTTAAAATACAACACTTGTACGGTATTAGCGTCATCGCCATTGTCGTTATTCAAAGTTCTGTCATAAAAGCCATTTGCTTTATATGATTGCTGAGACAATTGACCAAGATCTTCGTTTGTTAAATAAGGGAATTGCTTTTTTAATTCATTTATATGCACACTCTTAACTTCACCTACGTAATATATATCGTCAAAATACGGTGAATCAGTGTATGACCATACTAGGTTAGTAGGATCTACATAGTCTACAACTACTCCTTCTGATTTGCTAAATGTGTTTTTAACGGCGCCTATACCTATAGTAGTTAGATCATAGTTGCATCGTCTTTTAGTTAAGTCGTATTTATTACCCTCTAGTAATACATTTATAGCTTGCTCTTCAGCTATTTCAACTTGCTGCTTATAAGTAAGTTGCATGTGAACCTCTAACTCTTCTTTATTTCTAGGTACAACGTCAGGAGCATTTTCGAATAAATTAACCCCAAATTCTTTTCTTACAAACTCGTTTAGATCTTTTGTTTCCATGTCTCTTATTAGAGACTCCATATATCTAGTTCTTTTTTCAACACCAAATGGGTCTTGAGAATAAGCTTTAACATCAAATGATCTCTCAGATATACCGTTAACAACAATATCAACAAATTTAGGAACCACTGGTACAGGTTTCCAATCTAAATTAAGATAAGATAAATCTCCATTTATAGATAATTCATCTTTATATTTTTGCACAGGTTGTTCACCTCTTGCGTATAACCTTAAGTTATGAAAAGTGTTTTGATTACTTCTGAATCTACCAATACCGTTATCCGAAGAGAACCACTCGCTTTCAATAGCATTACCGATTTTCTTGCCATATTCTAATGACATTTTTTCTTCATCGCTTGCTACTTGACTCGGAAAATAAGATTTTATAACTGACTCAGCCATATATTTATTTTTCTATTAATTTCGAAAATGCACCGCTATTGGTGTATTTAGCTATTTTTAAATTTAACTTTCTTTTTTGCATTTGTGGAACCGGCTTATATAAATTTTTATTGCAAGCCATTATAGCTAAACCTGAACTTATAGCTGCATCAAACTTTGTTCTTTTATTTATATCGAATTTAGCCCAATCGTTTAAGGTTTCGTTAAAATACATATTGCCATATTGGCCATCTGATTTTAGCCCTATATATTGATCTATATATGATTCTATAGCTGCAGCGTGTGCTTGTTTTATGTCTTCACTTGAATTAGGTATTCCCCCTATTTCTTTTTCTGCTACAGATAGTTTATTCCATATCTTATCCGGCCTATTCATTGAGTATCCTCTATACCCTCTTCTTTTAAAATAATATAAAAGACGCGGTTTATTGTTTTCGCACAGTAGAGGCATACCGTAAAACACACAAGCCATTAGCACGTCTTCAAAAAACATTTCAGCTGTTTGAGGTCTTGCTACATATTCTAAAAAGAAAGCATTAGGTGGGTGATCTTCTAAACTAAACTTAGTCAATCCATGCAAAGCACCTTTAGATCCCCTACCGTCTGTTGTTCCGGATATATCATAACTGTCACATCCGAATGCACCTATATGTTCATTACCTGGTGATTTTCTGCCGTTCTTTATAAATTGATTATTCTGGACACTGGCTGAAGGTATCCAACTTACTTTAAACCTTCCGTTCGGATTTGGCGTAAACTTGACTTTACTGTCTTTTATGCCATTTTCCCAAGAAAAACTACCAGTCGTAACTACCGCTGAATTAGCTAGGTCTTCATTGTAATCTATTTGTTCGTATATTTTAACTAAATTAAATATACTGTTTTTTGTTTCATCTCTAAAGGCATGCTCCTCTGTTCTAGGAAACTGTCTATAAAACTCATTCAGAGCATCCTGGTCGCCTTTTAATCCTTCGGCTTCATTATTCCAGTGCTCAACTACTCCGATGTCAATAACGTCTCCATTGTGGTCCTCACAATGTTCTGATGGTGTATCGAAGACAGGCATTCCAAAAGAATCAATGAATCCCTCGTAATTCCATTCCATAGGAATGAACAAAGAATAGAGTCCTGACTTGGTTTGTCCATTTCTATTTCTTTGGGAAACATCAGAATCATTATATAATTTTTTAAAGTTTTCTCCCCCTTTATCTAAAGCATTTGATGTTGAACCCATCATACACTTACCAATAACTCTACTACCTAATCTTAATGTTGTTTTTGTGACCCTCCAGTTGTTGAGGATGTTGTCCGGTCTTTCCCACTTCCCCGATTCATCATGGACGAGGAGTTTAAGTTTTTCTCCATCATAGGAGTTGTCCCCCGTGTTCTTCCAGTCGATCGTGGTATCAAGACCCTCGAGGAGTTCCTGATCTTGTTTATTCTGTATAGATTTTCTAGTGAGTCTACTGGCTGGGATTCTATAGGCGAGTTCAGTCTTTGGCCTGTCCATACCGTCCTGGATCGGTTTGAAGAAGAACGGGTAGTTAACGGAAATTGGTACAATCTTATCTGTGAACATTTTTTTAGCATCGGAACCAGATTTGGACAATAGGCCGAACCGTGAATCCGAGGATATTGTCGCAAGGTTAACCGTTTCAGCTGAGGACATAAAAGAGAATCCCGATCTACGGTTTTTAAGATAGCACATTCCATAAGAACGTCTATCTGCTTTGCAAGCTTCCCAGAATATGAAGAATAATCTGTTTGCCTCTCTAAAGTCTGGTCTCCCAACATCAATCTTGGACCACTGCAGGTACATAAAGTGAGTACCAGTAATGTAAGTGCCCACGCCTTTATTATTAAACCAATGGCCTTCGTCTCTGTATTTGAATTGTTCATCTATATAAGGTTCCCATTTTTCCTTAAAATCATCCGGATAATCTCTCCAGTCGAATACGCTTTGTATTTGCTTTAGCTCTGTCGGGTACTCCTCTGGCGTCCACTCAGTATTTGCTTTACTGATTTTAGCTGGGGTTTTAGGTAAAGCTATCTTAAGGTTTTGTATATTGTATATTTCGCCGATCTTTCCCGTTTTACTTATAACAACAACGTCGTGCTCTTTGTTGTATCCGTATGCCCACTTATTAGCTTTGTTAAGCCTAGAGATTGTAGTCTCTTTTATAGGGGTTATTACGCTGTATAGATTTTGCTGATACATTATCTTGATCTTTTTTCAGCAAACCCGCTAAAAGCCTTAGGTTTTGTATCTTCCTTTGGCTTATCCTCCAATAAGTTTTCCTCGTCTTGTATTCTATTCAATATCTCAAAAGCATCAAATATAGCTAGTTTTTTTGTAGCTGCTGCATTTTTTAATCTGTCTGCTGATATATCGTCGTCTGAATCAACTATAGCTTCTTTGGCTACCTTTATTAATTCCTCAACTGCTTTGTGCCCAGCTTGGATTATATTCTTCTTCGTCTCCTTGATATTCATATTTAATTGTAATTTGATTAGTAGGAACTCTATATAGTTTTTCATTTTCTATTAAAAACTCATATTCTGTCCCCGGGCTAAATCCCACTAAGTCACCAACGGTCATAACTTCTAGGTTAGTATCTTTGTATTTTAGCACACCTATTAAAGGTTTTTCAAAATCAATAGAAAACATTTTATTTTCTTTTATAGGCTTAACAAAATTAAACCCTGGTAGAGGCTTTATCGTATTGTCTTCGACTTTAGCAAATATAAGATCTGGAGAAACTATATACACGTTATCTGAGTAATAGCTCTTCCCGTTTTTTTCTTTGCCTCTAACGTCTCTAAAACGTCTAAAAACATTATGATGTAATATTACTGTATCACCTTTTTTTATATTAGTCTCGTTAACCGATGGCTCTGCCAAAACAATCCCCTGTCGACTTACATATTGGTGGTTTTGTAATTCTGTATTAAGTATAAGCTCACTTTCGTTTACATGCTTTACATTATTATATCTTTGGTCTTTAGGTTCGATTATAAAATCAAATAGCCCTCTCATCAATATTGTAAATTGTATTCTACAGCTATCGCCATATTTTTATTGAAGTCTTTCCAAGGTAACACCTCTTTGGCTTTTATTATATAGATAGAGTACTTATCTTCCTCCTCTATTATACTGTCTATAATGTGATTACCATACACTTCCTGTCCAACAGAATAGTGCATGGCATCATTTTTATAGTCTCTTCCGATACTAATCTTTCTTATCAACCCCATTCTCAGCTATCTGACCAGTGCTAATATCTACGCTAATATCTCCATACTTATCTTTAAGTATATTCTGCACGCTACTTAATTCAGCTTGAGCGGAAGACATTGTATGTATCAATTCATGCTTTTGTAATTCTAAGCCTCCAACTTGCAATTGCACTTGGTTAACTTTGTTTACTGCTACTTGTAATTGAGTTAGTTCGTCTTTTTTTAATTTTTTTGCCATTTTATTTGATTTAATTGTTAATACTTACTTTATTTATTACGTATTTTTAGTGGATATTGATTTTCCTTTCTCCCAGCTTCTACCTACAAAATAAGCCCCATAGGCTGTAACCAGTAATGTTTGAAATATTGGTATATACTCTTCAGCTATATGGAACTCACCTATATTGCCATCAAAGAAAGCACACACAGTAAATATTACTGTTAAATATATAAGTACCATGGGTCTAATATTTTTTGAAAGGAAGCTATCGGATTGCATGTCTGATTCCCAGCGTGCTGTAACTTGCTTCTGAGCATCGTTATCAGCTTTTTCTAATATCTCTTGGATTTGCTTTTTTATTATAAGCTTCTCCTCTTTCGTTGTAGTTAATTTATCAATAACGTCACCAACCTCTTTAATAACATTACCAGTAAGCCATTCCCATATCTTTTTCATATTAGTAACGCTTTTTAGATCCGTAAGCTTTGTTTATAGCGTTTTGAGCTTTAGCATATTCTGCCGACCCCTTCTTGTTGCTATTACGTTGCTTAATTAAATTAGTTAAAGATGTGCCTGACTTATTGTTGGCTACTGCTCTTTTCCAAGAGGCCGCGCCTTGTGCTACTCTATTTGAACCTAGGTTTTTATTAATTGATTCACTAGGCTTACCGTTATCCATGGCAGGTTTACCATTGTTTGTTGCAGGCTTATTACCTCCTGTGTCACTACCTCCTGAAAAAGCTTTATCAATAACATTTTCAGTCCCTCTCCATGTTCTTGCGTACTTAGTTGGCTTGTCTAAAAACCTACCAGCCTCTCCTGTAGCAAATCTTCCGACCTTATTGTTTAAAACCTTTGTCTTTTTAACGGCTTGTGTGGTGCCTTTAATTACCTTAGTAGCTTTAGGCATTACTTTCATTCCTACTTTTGTAGCAGTAGCTCCCCAACCCGCAAATGGGATCATTGCCGCAGCAGATAAAGCAGCGTTCGTATAATCTCCTTCGGCCGCATACCAACCTGCATTAATACCGTCTGCTATTTCTCCAATTCCTGGAACTAAACCTACAACGTCTAAGACTCCATGGCCTATAACATTACCCCAGCTTTTTTCTTCAGGCTTGTTTGATTGCATGCCCGATCCTTCTGTTGCTTTATTCTCAGAAGACTGTCCATCTACTTTAACTGGAGTTGCTTTCTGGTTTCTTATTCTTGAAGTAATCGGGCTAGCTTTCATATTGGTTTATTTTTTTGTTTTCTTTTTTGGAGCTGGCGATGATACTCCTATTGCTGCCGCCGCTTGCGAAAACTTCTTTTTAGCTTTTCTTGTTTTTCTATCAGCCGCTCTTTGTTTTCTTCTAGCTTTACCAGCATTGCCAGCCGCAGCCGCTTCGTCTGCTTGTTTTTGTTTATCTGCAGCCTTCCCTGTTTTTCTAACCCCCGCTTTTGCTTTCTTTTTAGCAACAAATTTATCTTTCGCGCTTGGGTTACTAGTTGGTGCTTTTGTTTCAATAGAAATTTTAGGAGTTTCTATTTTAGGTTTAATAGTCTTAACACCCTCTGGTTTTAGAGTACTTACTGCTTCTACTTTCTTTCTTGGCTCACCACCCTTGGTAGTAGCATCTTGCTTCCAGCCTCTAGCTTCGTATTCATTGTATCTTTCACTGCTACCTATTTTGTAGTCTCTCATGTTACCTGTGGCTTTGCCTCCTGGTTTTACATAAGGTTTCTTTTTCGGCTTAGGTGTTGGGTTTGGCGTAACCTGAGGTTTTGTTTCAGGTGTAGAATCACCTCCAAACATACTAGCCACCAAAGCACCAGTTCCTATAACAGCACTTGCCTTGAGTGTCCTTTTTCCAAGATTCACCGCTCTTTTAAATAATGACTTACCAACGCCGGTCTTAGCTGCGTTTAATGTTCTAGTTGCTCCATTACCTAGCTTGCTGCTTACCTCAACGAATGGAGTATATCCGTCACCTAAGAGCTTCTGTCCTGCTTTACCTTGTTTAGAAGCGGCTTTCATCCCACTTTTAACGATTCCTTTAGCCCCTTTTAGAATCAATCCGCCAAGACCTTTTGCTGGACTGTTCATTTGAACTGGTGCATAACTACCTAATAAAGGTTGTTCCGCTTTCATTCCGCCTTGTGTTGTTCTTTTTATTTTAGCGGTAACTGGTTGGCAACTATACCCGCTCTTTTTTGATTCAGCCATTTTGTTTGTTTTTATATGGGAAATACTTATTTAATGTTTGTTTTCTTTTTTCGCAACCGCATCCTCCGGGTATCTTATCCGCAAGCTTTTTTATTCCTGTTGCTTCTGTAAATTTTTCTATTGAGTCTCCTAATCCTTTTGATTCCATAATATTATATTTTAGCTAAATCGGCTGCAACACCATCTTCTTCTTGCTGCGCGGCCTCTTTCGCCATTCCAGCTTTTAGATCTAGAGCAAAATGCTTTTTGCCTTTTATAAGGCTTTGTGCCTACTTTAGCTTTACAGTTAGTGACAGCAGTCTTAAGTTTACTGCCGGGGTTATCTTTTTTGTATTTATTAACACCTGCTTGCGTCATGCCGCCTCCTGCAGCTGCCCCTTCTTTTGATTTAGATCTAACTTCATTGTAATAGCCTTTAGACTTTTTACGAGAAGGTGCCCCTCCTTTTTTCTTAACTGGCGAAGCTTCTTTGATCTCGTCTTGTAGAAATTGAGGCAAATTACTTTGATTTCCAGCAAGTGCTTTTTTAAGGCAACTTGATGTTGGTCTCTGTATATATGCCATAATTAATAACCTTTAAAATATCCTTTTTTCATTGCACCTTTTTTAGCAAATAAACCAGATGACTTCGGCGAAGTACCGGCTCCAACATCGAATTTACCAAAAGTGTAATCTCCTTTCTGCTTATCTTCTTCAAACTTGGTAAGCATGGCCGTAAATGGATTTGTTTGATTAGGATCAATTGATTCCGATTTAGGTTTGCTTGACGAGCTAATAGAATTAGTGACAGCATCCTGTTGAGCTTTTTGGGACTCATCGTAGGCACTTCTATCGGCATTTAATTTTTCTTGTGCTTTTACGCTTCCAGGATCTTTATTAATTTCAGACTGAGTTGTTTTTCTTTGCCCAGAATGTATTAACTCACCAGCTCCTCTACCAGATTTTACCGAACGATCTACGTTGGTTTTCTGCATAGTGTTTCTTTCGAACTTAGATTTGAATTTATTAAATTTTCTTCTATCTTTTGCTGACGCATTATCATCCAAAGACCAATTACCATCAGCGTCTTGTTTTCCTCCTAAGTTTGTTAAACGTCTACTTGAAGAGCTTATTCTATTATCAGCTATCCTTCCAGATCTATTCAGTCTACGTATTTCCCAAGGTTGTAAAACCCTTGATTCTGTTTCAGTGAATACATCGCCTCTTGAACCTGGAGTAGTTGTTTTTGTTTCTTTTACACAATTACCATCTGCATCTTTGGTAGAACCTTCTGGGCAAGTAACGGTGTCTTCAGTTCTTAACCCTTGCTTTATTTCAGAGGCTTTGACCTCTTCATCGGATAAACTTGAAAAACCGCTTTCCTCGCAGGTTTGTGTTACTTTCCCCGCATCTTTTTCAGCCTGAGTACCACAGCGATTAGAAGAAGCTTTAACTACTTTTCCGTCGGTTTTATTGCCTTCTACGTTTTCTTTTGTTATTTCTGTTTTCCCTTCAGTAAAAGTTTCTGCTTTAGGGTCTTTGTCTTTATCTGACTTAAGAGGTCCAAATGAGGGATGTCTCTTTATTCTGCTAGTTATTGGTGATGGCATATTGTTTGTTTTATTTGTTTTAAACCTCAGGTGTTTTGGTAGAATCAGTTTCTACAGCACCGGATGATTGGCTTTTTTTCTTTTTTTCTTCCCTCTCTTTTTGCTGACTTTTTCCATGGTCAACTGGAGTACTTACCGTGCCAGAGCTAGAAAACTTTTCTTCCATTCCTTCCCCGTGGTCTTTAAAGGCTTTTGACTCACCTAAAGTTGCTGCGCCGTCTATTAAAGCTTCGTTTGCTTTTGTAGGAGCTGATTTTGCTCTATAAGTTATTGGAGTTGCTTTATACATATTTATTTTTTTGTTTGTTCCGGGTGATAAGCCTCGTGTTCCCACTCTAAAGTAGGATCGCCTTCTGGTTTTGATTCACCTGTTTTAGTATCTATTAAGTTACCTTTTTCTCTTTTATATACTCTAGAAGGGGATCGGGTATCTTTTTTCCAGGTTAAAGAACTATCCGTGTATTGTAGCCGCCCACTCTTTAATTGATCTATGTGAACTTTCTCGTGAGCTATAGCCTCCTCTTTTGACTGGCCTTCCGCTGAATGATCTACAAATATTGTACCATCATTATTAGCTTCCGCAATTACAGTACCCTCTAAATCTTTTTTAAAAACAGGAGTTCCGTAACTGGAAGTTTCTTTGTCTATACCTATAAGGTCTGAAAAATTCTTAAGTTTAAAACCCATTATCGTTCTTTATCATGTATCATATCATCAATAGCTTTATTATAAACTTTATCTGTATATGATTTATTTTTATAAAAGGTGCTTCTCTGTGAAGTAGGCATATCTTCTTGGCCTAACATTATTCGATACATTCGCATAATAAGGTTTATGCCTTTGTGCGAAACTTTGTAAACAGCAAACTTTGAAGTAGTTCTATTCCTTTCTTTGAATACATCTATCCACCCTTCTCTTCTCAATCGCTCCCAGCGATTTTTATCCCAACTATAAGTATAAGTACCATTAATAAAATCATTTCTAGTAAATAGTTTTTTACAATCAAGATAAACAAGAAGCTCTAAATCAGCATCTTTTAAGCTGTAAGTTTTACAAGCCCATCTTCTGACAAGCCTGTAATACTTAAATAGATTCATATCTCTTATGTCTTGTCCTGTGAATTTCATTCTATAATGACTACATCGGGAGCTTTTAAAACATAATATAATTTATCTTTCCATTCTATACCGTGACCAGCGTGTTTGTCATATCTGACTATATCGCCTGTTTTTATCATAGGCACATTCTCACCTACACTTATAACTTCTGCTCTTAAGTATCGAACTTCAGAGTTTTGCTTTTCAGTCAGCTCTAAGCCTGCTACTTTTTTAGGAGCTTCTTTTATTTTGTCTACTATTAAGTAATAATTAATTGCTTTCATTATGCTAATCTTTTATTACTAATTACACAATCAGCTGAAATTATTGTTGTAACAACACTAACTGCGTTTTTAAGAGCAGACTTTGTAACCAATACAGGATCTATAATACCTGCTTTAAGCATGTTAACTTCCTTACCGGTCTTAACGTCTATTCCTCTATTTTTTACTGTTTGTTTTTTTATTTCAACAATACCAGCGTTATCTAATATTGTATAATATGGAGCTCTAATTGCTTCAAGTAAAGCCTCTTCTCCTTTATTAGACGGTTTTATCTTATTAGAAGCATTTAACAAAGCAACTCCTCCTCCAGCAACAATACCTTCTTTATAAGCAGCTTTTGTCGCATATATAGCGTCTTCAACTCTATCTTTCTTTTCTTTTAACTCTACCTTAGAGTCTGCTCCTACTTTTATTATGCCAACGCTTCCGGTTAACATAGACAAACGTTGTTCTAGCTTTTTAACAAAGAATGGGTTTGTTTCATTCTTCATTTTTGCTTTTACTAGTTCTATTCTTTGCTCTAATTCTTTGTTGCCTTCTGAAACCTGTATAACAGTGTTTTTATCATCCGTAACGGACTTTATGGCTTCTCCTAGTACTGATATATCTATCAAGTCTAAATCGTCCCCTAACTCCTCGTTTATAACTGTGGCGTTTGTTAATATCGCTAAGTCCTCTATAGATTCATTACGTGTTGGTCCAAAGCCTGGGGGATCCACGATGTTTACTTTAATGTTCCCTTTCACCTTATTGGCTACTAAGGTTGCAAATGGCTGCTGTTCAACCTCCGCTACAATTAGCAAACTACGCTTGTTCTTTACTACGTGCTCAAGCACATTTTGTATTCTCCTAATATTAGGTATAGGAGAAGACACAATAAGAACCATAGGATTCTCCAGGGTGGCGGTACCTTTATCTTTGTCTGTGGTCAAGTGATTAGATCTGATTTTAGAATCGAACTGCACACCTTCGACAAAATCAACATACGTCTCATTCGTCTCAGACTCTTCCATTAGTACAACGCCATTAGGGCCAACTTTCTCGTAAGCTTCTCCAATTTTGGTTCCAAGCTTTTCGTCGTTGTTGCAGCTAATAATAGCAACATTTTTAAGCATAGCGCCTTTAACTGGAGTACTGGTCTTATCAAGATATACTTTAATTTTATCAGCACAACTAAGAATGCCTGCTTTAATGTCTCTAACTTCTGCTTCATTTAATTTTTCGTTAGCTATTTTTAATAGTGAGTCAGCTAACACGGTTGCTGTTGTTGTGCCGTCGCCAGCCTCCTTAACTGTGTTATTGGCCGCTTCTTTTATAAGAGTGGCACCTATGTTTTCAACCGGATGTAATAAGACTACGCTGTCTGCAACGGTTACACCGTCTTTTGTTATAACCGGTCTTCCAAGGGCGTCTTCATAAATTACGCATTTTCCAGAAGCACCTAAGGTGCTCTTTACTGCGCTTGCTAATTTTTCGACTCCTTGCATTATTTCTTTTTTGGCAGTATCACCAAAAGTGAGAGTTTTTACAATCTCATTAGGATTATTGTATTCCATTATATTTAATTTAGATTTTATTAAAAAACCCCTCGGAGCGCAACCTGTGTCTTACTGACAAGCCCCAATAGAATCTCATCCGCCAAGAGATGAGCTAGTATACCCCGCAGGGTAAACTAGTTGGCTATTCGTAGGCGAGTTTGGGATCTTACGGTCACGCTCTCTGAAAGTTTAGACTGCCAACCATGTAAGGTTACAGCGCCTGGGGCACGCTCCCCTGCTGAAGTGTTGAAAAATGGCAGTTTAATTTAAAAGGTCTTTACAACCTTTGGTCCTTTTATGAATTGTATTCTGTTATTGTAATGTTCTATAGTTTTATCTATAGAAGTTTCTGCTGCCTCTAGTGTTTCCCTTCTAGTTATATCGTGCCATTTTTCACAGCAAACATCTTTTTCCGGGTCACAGTTACAGCTTATATCTTTGTGTTCTGTTTGGTAATAACCGTTTTCTAATTGCACTATTCTCCAGTTTGCCTTGTTGACTAAATGAGTCCATAGTTTTAAACGATTTTCTTTTTCTTGTGATTGACTACTCCACGAATTAGTCTGGTAATAAAGTGTCATTGGTTTTGGTTTTTAATTTGACATTTGGTTATATGAATATTATTACTTAATATTATGGGTAATTAACTGTAATGACTTACATGATACAATATTGTTTTGAAACTACAGTGGTTTGTCCTTTGCTCGTCATTTGTATTTCAAGTATTGCATTGACCCCTGGAGTTTTTACTGTCCAAAATCCAGGAAGCACCGCAACAAAGCTTTGATTTGACGAAGATACGTCGTCTCCTATACTAGGTTCAGTTCCAGTTGATCTAAAATAGATTACTTGATCTAAATTTCTGTCGCAATTTTTATAAGTAAATACACTCTCTACCCCCCAAGCATCTATTGGGTTCCAAATAGGTAGGTTGCCGTAATTCCTAAAGTTTAATAAGCTGTCTTTGTTTCCTGAATACTCTGGATCAAACCTAGAAGTGTCCGCTGCTTTGAAAAAATCTACTAACGAGTTTTGAAGTGTATTTAATACTTTCTTAACACCTTCCATTGTAAAAGTTGATGTGTTTGGCACCCCCATTACTTTTCAAGTTTTGATAAGCGAAGCTCTAATTCTGCTATTTTTGCCACTAATAGATCTATATATTTAACAGTCTTCATCCCTTCTTTATCTTCGGATACAAACTCAGGATGATCTTTTTCTAATTCTTGAGCTATAACTCCCGTTCTATAATCGTCTTCGTTATTATTAAAAAAGAAAGATTTCCAGTTTACTTTTATAGGCTCTGCGATTAGATCTTTTATATTGTATTTTAAATTCTTATCTGAAGATAAAACAAAATTACTAGCAGTAACAGTTCCATCTACTCTAGCGTCTTTAGATACGTCTAGATTGTAAGTGGGGTTTGATTTATTAATACCTACATAGTCTTTGCTTGTAACACAAAAAGCGGTATGTCTGGTATCATCATTTGCTCCATTGCCTACTGAAAACCTGTGAATTGCTTTAATTTTATCAGCATTGAAAAGACCACACGCAAATTGCCCTGCTCCGTTTGCTACTTTATCGTTAGAGTCATTACCCCAGGGGGTTACCACCCCTAAACCAAAAGCAAAATTAGCTTTCTCAGTTTTAGCAGTTGAATCTACTCCCCAGGCTATACCATCGTCAGAGTGACAAGTAGCCGCACCTCCTCCGATGGCGTTACCGCCAACAGCTAGGGTAGCATAAGGGTTAGTAATGTTAATACCAACCCTATCATTTGCTGTGTCTGTGAACAGTGTTCTATTGTCCACGTCAATGCCACTGAAGAACTTCATATACGTATATTAGATTTTATTATTTTTATTATCCTATCTTTTGTATTAAGGCTCTTATTGTATTTGTTGGTGCTGTAGAATAAGAAACTGTAATAGTATTAGAAGCTCTGCTTACATCTGCATATACCGTTTGGTTTGTAGTTGCGTCAAACAATTGCACTATAACATCCTTTGTGCCAAAACCATGTGTAATAATCCCGTTTGCAGGGACATTAATAGCAAGGGTGCTTTGTGAGTTTCTGTCGTTGTTTGTCACAGTAAATACACCATTCGAAACCGCTACGGAAATACCTGTACCAGCAGCTACTCTTGCAGCACCAACGGCGCTTGCAGTCGCATTAGATATTCCTATTGTGCCAGTATCAGTTATGGTCCCTCCCGTTATTGGTGCGCTAGTCGCGATACTCGTTACAGTACCGATTGTGCTACTAGTACCAGCCCCTATATCAGCTCTAAATTGAGCAGCTGTTCTTGCTGTTACCGTGTTATCAGCATTTATTTTTATAAATCTAATTGCGTTAGGGTTTGCTAACGTAGTTAAGTTCGCTCCAACCGTAGTAAATGCGTTTGTTGCTGCATAAGCTGAATTCCAATTAGTAGAATTTCCGCCAGCTGCAGTCATTACTCCAGTAATAGTCAACGCATTAGATGATGCATTATATGTCATACCAGCATCACTAGTAAGAGACGATGCTCCACTCCAGAACGTTACCCTATTAGCAACTCCGTTACCTGATAATATAGATGTGTTATCTATTTTTTGCCATCCGTCTGTCCCTGCACCTGTACTTACATATATAGCCCAGTCACCAATTTTCCAATCCGTGATACCAGATAAGCTTGTTGAACCGTCTACAGATACAATCCAAAATTGTCCACTAGCTGGCGATGATGAAGGAGCACTACCAGAACTAGCATCCCAGCTTCCCTCAAAAGCTAACCCCGAAGGAATGTTACCAATTTGAGCTGTAACAAAATCATATATTTGATCTCCAGTTGCTAATGCTGCACCGCCATTAACGACAGCCGCTGTTTTAGTTGATACAGTAGGAACAGCAGATGTACCCGCTATCGCTATTGTACCTGAAGTAGCCGTACCTACACCCGTAACTGTACCTTGGTATTGATCTGTACTGTTTATTTTTACCGTTTGATCAGATGATGTAAAACCAACAGTTACATTTGTTCCGCCCTCAAATCTTAAACCAGTGGCGTCAGTTGAAGTAAACTGAGTTGTGCCGCCTGAATTTTTTATAGGCAAAGAAGTTGTATCATCATCCGATACAGTTTGAGTCTTTACATTAACAGCAGTAATATGCCCGTGTACATCAGTTGTAATAGTGTCAATTACTGGGAATGAATTACCACTAACTGCAGAAGTTGTGTCGGTTCTAGTTACATTATCATGTGATATTGATATAGAAGAGTTACCCGTTTGATTAGCTGTAAAAGTTCCAGATCCGCCAAGAACACCAGATCCTGATACCGTCAATGTTCCATCGCCAACAGATGGTATAGAAGACGCTAGTGCGTACCTACCGTCTAAGTCAACAGTTACATCGGATTGATTTGAAACTGTAGCAGTTAATATTCCATTGCCATCATTAAAAGATAAACCCGTTAAGAAATCATTTGCTGCTGTATTACCGTCTGGTATTGTAAGCCAGCCACCAGCAGTATATAGCTTTAATTTATCTACATCGGTGTCGTAGTATATCTGGCCTTCTAAAGGACTTGAAGGTGCCGTGCCTAAGTTTTGAATAACTGCATTTTGCAGCTCTTTCTTGTTTAGATCGACATTCCCTTTTATGTCTAATCCGGTTAAAAAATTTAAAGCCATTTGTTTTTTTTTAGTTTAAATATGCAACCCCAGAGAAACTGGAGTTAAATGTTATGGTTAATTCGTTATTGCTTAAGTATTCAACCTCACCAACCACCCAAGTTCCAGCAGAGTCTGCTACTGATACCGAAGGGTTTTTACCAAGGTTATGAGTTATAGTCCAAACTTGTTGAGAATTAGGGGGAGAGTATGTTAAGTTGAGGTCTCCTCCACCGTTTTCTGCATTTTGAAATTCGCTAAATATGTAATAAGCGTTGTGATCTAAGTTACCACTTGCCTCATAATTAGTCAAAGTAACTTCTAAGAAATCAGGATTGTTTGGGTAATCCTGCATATTTATTACTTTGTATGTACCAAAAGAATTTATATTTTTGGCATTAGCTATTATTACATCTTTACCTTGGAATAAAGGTAAAAAGTTTGACATCGGTTTTCCGCCGGCGCCAGTTTTACTCATTAGAATGCTTGTTATGTTTGTAAAACTAGTTCCAACCCCTCCTCCAGATATGAAGCTTATACACCCAGGGCTTCTGCCCTCAGAAATATCGGATTGAAAAAGAAATACAGCTTGATCTGCCACTCCTAAGCTATTAGTGTGGTTAATCAGATCTGATACATCTTCTAATGTGTAGTTTTTAGTCTGGCGTCCCTCTCCTTGGTCAGTACCAATTACTTTGTCTGCCAATTCAGGATTAGCGTCAATACCATAAGTACTAATTCTTGCCATTTACTAATAATATTTTTGGCGTCCGGGTAGCC